GCGATGTTACCCATCGCAATTGCGCCGACAGAGAATTGCTGGGCCATTTGCTGTGAGGCGTTCCCCGTCTTGGCGGCTTGTTGGGCCACCTCTTGCCCCGATGACACAAAGTGACCCATCGCATCGCGCGCCTGAGAACTGGCTTGCGCTGATTTCTTAGCAAAAGCCATAGCCTCTTTGGCCGCCGCTTGCAAGCCGGCTTTGAAGTCATCCGTCTCGGCAATTATTGGTACTACAAGTTTGCCTGCTTGTATATCTGTCGCCATAGCACTCTTTTATCGTCAGTCTACCAACGGAGGGAGGTCTCGCTTATTCACGAACTCTCCCCCCATCGCCCAGTTTATCGCTTTTATACGCGCAAACAATTCGTCTGGCGTCTTGGCACGTTTCGGTTCAAACTGCGGCATAAACTGTTCTGGTTTGTAAGGACGCTGGCCCTTCTTGCGGCCCATCGCATTCGCCACCACTGACGCCACAATTCCCGCTCGCAGGTCGGCGCGGTCGCCGCCGAATGGCTCCACTTTGGCATAAGACATCCAGTCCACAAGTATTCGGTCTGGCATGGTGTCTAGCATGGCGTCGGGGTTCGGTTGCCCCAACGCCAATGCTAGACGAAAAGCGAACCGCCTCTTTTGCTCCCGCACTTCTGCGGGAGTTAATCGTTTTTTGCGGCTTCTTCTTTTTCCTGTTTCCCTTGTGCTTCTGCAAGCAGTTCAGTGAGATTGACAGAAAAGGCGGCTTGGCAATGCGGGCACTCTATGTCGGCCAGCGTGTCTTCGCCTGCTATCCGACTCAACCGCATGATAGCTCCCGCCAGTCGCTTGATGATTGAGGACGGCAGTTGCCCTACCTCGCTCTTGCCATCTTTGTTGGTAAAGATACGCTTCCCGTCTTCGTCAATCGCGCCGTAGGCAACGACCTTTATCTCCATTCCTTTCGCCCGCAGATAATTGACAGTGCCGTCGGCCTGCGCCATGGTGAAACTGATGTCGTCCTTCTCGGTAGCGGACAGTTCCCGCACGAGGACAACCGCGTCTTTGCCAATTTCTGGTATCTCTACTTCTTCGGTGCGCCAGCCGAGTAGACTGGACTGAGACGCCAGAAGCGTGTCGCGTGATAGATACTGAGACATATAACGCCTCCTATTCTATTATGTGACGGCCAGTGCCGGCTTGCCAGTGATCTTGACGCCAACGTCGGCGGTGTTCTCGCCCTCAATTGGCGCACCGAAACCCATTCCGTTGACGTAACCATCAAACGTCCAGATGGCCGTGCCGGAGCAGGTGTTCAACGTCAACTGCCACGCTGGCATGGTGCAACCGTCGGTGTCGAGACTTCCCAGCAGTCCCGTACCAGCCGCGCCAACGTGAGCGGTGTTGGCCGTGTCAAGTCCGATGCTGAAACTAACGTCGCCGCCGTCCGCCATTCCTGGCAGATATTCACGGTAGCCACTCGTGCTGTCGTGGTCGCTAACGTCTATGTCTCCACGACTAATGTTTGGCCCGCTGATGTCCTTGACCTGCCCGATGGCCACATAAGCCGTGCCCCCGGCAGGGTCCCATTTTAGTGCCGCCGAAAAAGATGGATGGTGCGTAATTTGCTAATCCTCCTTGCCCCTGGCGCTCCGCGCCTGCGGGGTGACTGTCTGTGCCCTTTTGGGCTTCTTTGTAACTACTGCCGCTTTCTTTCTCTTTTCGTCACAACTCTTACACGGCGCGGCTTCCTTGCGCACAAAACCAGGCTCTTCCTTTTCCAATTGCTCAAGACGTTGTAACTTTTCAGCCTCTTTTTGTTTCTCTTGTGCTGTCTTGGCCTCTCGCGCCTCCAACTCTGCCCGCAATTGCCTTACCTGCGCGAGCCGTTGTAACTCTGCCGCGTCCTCGTCCTTTTGTCTAGCACTTCTCACTATTCCCACAATTCGTCCTCCTCACAATACGCTCGAAACATACTTCCAGAATGTCGTTGCCGCATTTTGAAAGTCAGCGGTCTCGACCCACTGCCAGAACGCCTCTGTGTCACCGCCTAGAATCAAGTCCAGCCCCGACGCCCATGCCTCTACCGCCACGCGCCCGCAAATATCGGATTTGATGGGCAAGTGGATAAACGTCTGGTACTGTGCCAGAAGCGCCGGAAGCGCGTCTTGTGACACTCCACCTCGATAACGTGACGGCGCGACAATATGAGCACGCGCCAGCGGCTCGTAACACGGCCCGTAAAAGTCAACTGGTCGCCCCGTCCGCAGCGACCAGTCCACGACGTTTTGGATACCCTTGCCCATCGAGAGGCGACCCAGCCACAAAACGCCCTCACGGTGTCCTGTCTTGCCTGCCTCACGAAACCGCGCTACGTCCACTGGCGGCGGTACAAAAACCATCGGCGCAATGTAAGGAAATTGAAACGTCGTCTCCTGTTTCCAGCTGTTGAATATGATCAAGTCGGCGTCGTCCAATATCCACCGGCGCAATCGCGGCGAGCCGTGAGGCCATAGGTCGTGAATATGTCTAACGACCGGCTTCTCTTGCAATGCTTTTATCCACTGCTCTCCGTAGGTGATGCAGTTATTGACGACAAAAACATCCACGTCGGGCGCAGGGCGTTTGTTTGGTGGACAAAAGACAATTTCCATATCCTGCGGTGCACCGGCAATGAACGCATTGTCGCTAATGTCAGCGCCGCCTAGAATACCAATCCGGTCTGCTAACCATCCCACTTTTACCACAGTTCAGCCTCCACTCTGCTTAAAAATGGCCGCCAGTAGTGCTGCATCACAATGTCCCAGTCATAATGGTTTTTGATGAAACCTACCCCCCCATCCGCCATAAATTCTCTCGCTTCATCGGATAACAGATAGAATTTCTCCAACGCATCGCCTATTCGCTCGACGCTGGCCTGTTGCCACCAATACTCCAACTGCGGCAGCCAATAAGGTTGCAACGGTTCAACTGCAATGCCGTTTATGGTAAGTTCACTCATTGCCGAGCAATCCTGTGTGATGACTGGACACCCGCACGCTTGCGCTTCGGCTGCGGGAAGGCAGAAACCCTCGCCCATCGCGGGATTGAGTAACACGTCGGAGGCCCTGTAAATATCGGCCATTTGCTCGTCCGGCACCCCCACGGCCAACTCCCCCTCGCCGGCGAATATTACAGCATCAGTGATCCCCAACTCCCGCGCCAGTGGCTTTAGGTAAATTCCCCGCCCCTTACTACCAAACGGTTGCGCGGTAGTATGGAGGTAGAGGCGCGCCTCCGAATGTCTGGCGTGGAACTGGGCAAAAGCCGTCATTGCTTCGGGCCAGGACTTGCGGGCGGGAAAGCCTTTGTTCGCGGCAACCATCGTAACCAGGTAGATGTCCTGCGATATTCCCAACCGCGTCCGTGCCTCTGTTTTGTTACCAGTGCAGAACGTTTGACAATCCACCCCCAGCGGAACAAGGTCGGCCTTCACGCCTACTCGGGCCAGTTCCTGTTGTCCAAACTGGCTAAAAGCAACCGGCCAGTCTACCGCCTGGATACGGCGGTACATTCGCTCTGAGACCGGCGCTCCGTCAACCGGTATCATCGCAATCCAGGGACAATCCAACTGCTGGCGCGTGTTCTCTGGCAGCGCCCACACGTCATACAATGAGACAACCACGTCGGCCCCAAAGTGGCGGGCGTAAAATCCCGTCAACTCTGCATCTATCGCCTTCTCACGAGCTGGGTAGATAGTAATGCCATTCCAATCTATCGCCGCACCCAATACGCCAAAGTTTGTCGCCACCGCAACCTCGTGTCCCATCTCACGCAGTCGCGTGATTATGGCGCGGGTTTGCAGACCGTAACTCGTCAAGGTGTGCGGGCTGTTCGTCCAGAAAAGCAATCGGCTCATATTGCGTACTCCACCATTATGTCAACTATGACGCGGTATGCTTTCAAGGTGTCTTCTCGCGTCATTATGCGGTTTGCCTGAAAAGCATAGCCAATGTCGCAATCATCGCTCCATCCGTCCCAAGCCGCACGCACCTGGTCGGCCAGCGCCGCCGCTCCATCGCCAGTCAGAGCATAGCAGTTTATTTGTACACGTGCTACCTCTCGCGGCGCTGGCCCCCCATCCTGTGTGCGATAGTCTGCCGTGGTCGTTGAAACGCGACTGTAGGTTATTGCAGGATACGTTACGTCCTCCGGCAACCGGTTGGGGTACACGCGGGCGACGACAAGGGCCGCTATTCCCGCGTGTCCCACACACCGGTCGTAGACTATCGTTCGTAAAGTCATTGCAGGTTAGCTGTTATCCAT